CAACCAAGGTGAAGTATTAAAACTCCCTTACGGGAGGTCAATACATCCAGGGATATGGAAGGATATGTCCAACCTACCCCTGTGGTTCAATCGGGAATTAACAACCCCGCTTGTACCAGAGGCACTGTCCCCCTTTATTGAGGGGAAACACTACCTCTCCACAAAACAAGTGCCGAGTGCACTTCTATTGCGGACTGCCGGTTCTCAATCTGTGATTAAGAACCGGGAGGTACTCCTCCGCTCGGGATTTACCCTGAGAGAGGAGTCGCGTGATAATCGCGAAGCTATTCGCGACCTCACGCTCAAGAGGCTAACGGAAGGTATTCCGCTACCCTCAGGCTCACTAGCCTCTGTGCTTACAGAGGTACATGAGATAATGGACGTACTGTCACAAGACAGTGCGGACATTGACGAGGATAATGAGCATAGTGGCTCAGAATGCTCGGACGCCTCCACAATCCTCGAAGAGGAGAGTGAGAGAACGAGGGTCCGGTTCCGGAAAAACACCCGGTACCGAATCCGTTACGAAGACCCATGGAAAATCCATGCGGGCTACGTACTCGGCCAACAACTGGGCAAAAGCCCTGAAGTGGTCGTCTGGTCCGGAGACGGAATCCGTCTCCAGGATCCACTGCCCAGTCGAGTCCTAGGACCGAACTGGACAGGATCTCAGGGAAACTCTGTGAGGTTCACTGAGATAGCGGACGGTAACGTCAAACATGACGTTATCTACCGACATACACACTGGGGTAAATATTTACACCAGTTGTGTAACACGCCTGACCCTTACGGAATAAGGGCCTGGGCGCGAACCCTCCGAAGTCGAATCAATCGATTCCTTACGGGTGGTGCCGACCCTCTGATGTCTAGGCGTCAGAGGGAGGCAGTTTTCACGGCCCCAACAGCGTTGAGGTCGAGAAAAGCGCGGGCTTTGCGGTTCATCGAACTGCTAAAGACCGTGGACGGGATATTTCTCCAGAGATATCTGGCGTATCCCGAGGAAGTGTGGACCTGGGAAAGATTTGACAGGTTCACACTCGGGAACTTAGCACTCCTGCTTGGAGACGAGTTCCTAGACGGTGATCTTACCGAATACGGTTCGACCATCGACACGACCTACTCGCAGTTAAAGCGAGCTAGGAAGTGGTTCAAGGCTAACGCTCATAGCGGTCGACTTGAACATGCACTAGACTCCTCCTTACCTGAGGAGAATATCTGGTGCCGGCAGTTTGTGAACCTATGGCGTAGGTACACAAACTCCACAGGATACCGGAAAGACTACCTTCTGGGACTCCTGTCTCAAACGCGAGGGTGTGGAACTCCACCTCCCGCGGTTGTCCTTCAGTCTAAGGTCAAGTTTCTACGGACCATTAGTACTGAAGCCCCTCCCGAGAACCCGACATATCGGGCACTCCGGAGGGCTGGACTGGAAGAGGTGCTTCGCGAGCTACCTGACCAGTCGTTCACCGGACTCGCAACGAAGTCGCGAGTAACGGTGACCACCGCCGCAAGTTGGGAATCCAACCGACGCAACGGCGGAACTACAGAGGCAATTAGAAAAATAATTGCTTCTGTAGATGCCACTGAGCAGATCCCTATCAGGGACCTGGACAGTGGACGGGTCATAAGCCATCGTTCTCGCGATGACTTCGACTCGGTCGGAGAATTAATCTTCTGGTCATGTCTAGACCAGGTTCTCCGAACACCCCCGGAAAAGCTTCGCATGGCTTTTCTAACGGTGGTGAAGGAGCCGGGTAAAGCTAGAAGCGTTACCAAGGCTCGCGCTTGTCTCAAGGTCGTTCTCGACCTAGTAAACAAGCTCTGCTCCGAACCCCTTGCAAAAGGAATCCGGAGTAGTCACTCAGGAATGGCAGCTGCCAATCATGGGTGGAACTTCTTCCTGAGCTTGATGAGCTCAGAGATGAAGCAAGAGGTCTTCGCTCTTTACCAAAGAGAGGAGAACCCCTACGAAGGGTATGTCGAAAGGACAGACACCTTCGATGACCTCTTCGTATCCAGCACGGATTACGAAGAGGCAACAGATCAAGAACTACTATATGTAGCTCGAGATCTGGGAAACGCCTGGATGCGCAAATGCGGCATTCCACGCGTTCTTCGTGGTATTGTAAACGAAACGTGTTACAAACCACGCACGGTCTACTTCCACGCCAGCGGCGTGTTAGCGAACGTCGGACTACCCGCTCCCTTCGGCGAAGGGATCAGGTACGTCCATCTCCGTAGAGGGATCCTGATGGGAGACCCTCTTACGAAGGTTGTCTTGCATTTGACGAACGTCGTTGCAAGACACGTGGGAAAGAGGCTCCATGAGTCCTCTTTCTACACCCGGTTCGGAAACGGCTCAGCCGCGTACGAATCCTTCATGGCAGCCATCAACTCGTGATGGATTCCCATGTACATTCCGGGTTACCCCCTCCGGGGCACCTTGGATGTAACGAATGCCCCCATACACGGGGGAGCATTTACG